CGTGCCGGGCACGTTGGGGTTGCCCGGCGTCGAAGCCGCCTGGAACGTGCTGGCCGTGTGACGGGGCACGTTGTGGCCGAGCGCGCGCAGCGCCCACACGATCAGGCCCGAGCAGTCGACGCCGCCGGGCACGTCGACACCACCCCACACGTAGGGGGTGCCGATCGCCAGGCGGGCCTGTCCGACCAGGTCGGACGCCACCATGTGCTCGGTCTTGCCCTTCACGTAGTCGGCGACACCGTCGATGATCTTCTTGGGGATGGCCTTGCCGGCCTCCCAGAAAGCGCCACCGAAGTTGCCGCCGTCGATGAGCTTGTTCACCGGCACCCGGATGAGGTTCTCGACCGCGCCGAGCGGGTCGGCGATGATGTCGGCCGCCTTGGACGCCTTGTCAGAGACCCAGTCCCACGCGCTCTTCGCGCCGGACTTGAGGGAGCCCCAGATACCGCCGTCAGCGAATGCCCGGTGCGCGCCCGCGTCCCCGCCGGGGATGGGGCGGCCACGGCGGGCCGCCCAGTTCATCGCAGCGACCATGCGGGGCCCGCCGACGGCGCGCGTCCACTCTGGCCGCATGATGGCCTCGCCACCGGATAGGGCCAGGGATCCGCCACCGTCGGGGGACACGAAGTGGTAGATGTCCTTCCCCGGTGAGTATCCCGGCAGGACACCACCAGTCGCGTACCCGGCGATCGGGCTGACGGTCGGCATCCGCAGCTCAAGACCGAGCTTCTCCATGACCTTGTCAACGAGCCACTTAATACCGTTCGTGTAAACGGTATTAATCACAAAATTGATGGGCTTGGCGGCCGCGGACTTGACCTTATCGAAGGCGTTGGAAATGCCGTCCTTCATGCCGTTGAAAGCATCCTTGATGCCGCTCACGACAGTATTGATGGCCGGCTTCACCGTGTTGGTCAGGAAATCAGACCAGCCCTGAATCTTGTTGGTGATCCAGTTAATGACCGGGCTGATGACGTTGTTCCACAGCCACATCCAGATCGCGCCAATGGCCTTCACTGCCACGTTAATGACAGAGGCGACGACGTTAATCACCGGGACGAGGAGGCTGGACATGACGGAAATCCACGAGGAAATCCAGTTGATGACCGTGCCAATCAGGCGGGCGAGGACCGGGAGGACCGCCGCGATGATCGGCGTGATGACGCTGATGACCGTCCCGATGATGGACACCAGGGGCGGCAGAATCGCCGAGACCACCGACCAGATTGCCTGGTTGACCCTGATGAGGGGCGGGATGATCGCGGCAATCACCTGCACGATGACTGGCATGATCGTGTTGACCAGGTTCATCAAGATTGGCATGAGCAGGTTTAGCGACTGCGTGAAGATGTTTGCGATCTGGTCAATCAGCGGGGCGACGGCGGCGGCCACCATGGAGAACATCTGCCCCAGGAGGGGCAGGACCGTCGCCGTGATCTGTGTCAGCGGCGGGAGGAGAGCCGCCATGACACGGGTGAGAGCCCCGAAGATCGAGGTGACGATCGGCGTGGCCGCTGCGACCAGCTGCCCGAACACCTGTGCGAGGACCGGGACGATGACCTGCGCCATGTTCGCGAGCAGGGGTGCCACGACGTTCAGCGCCGAGCCGAGGGAGTCACCGAGGATGCCGGCGATGGTCCCGAGCTGGGAGCCGAGCGCCTGGAGAGCCCCTGAGATCGCCGGCGACTGGAACACTTCTCCGAGGGTCTTGAATGCGCTGGAGATGGCGTCCCTCAGCAGTTGGCTGTGCATCACCATCGACGTGAACAAGCCGATGACGATGCCGACGGGGCCGGTCAGGCCAGAGAACACGCCTCCGATGAGCGGAATCTGTGTCAGAAGGGGCCCGAGGGCTCCGGCCAGGCCGCCGATGACCGGCAGCATCCCGCCGAGAGTCTGCCCCAGTTGGGAGAAACCGCCCGAGCTCTTGAGCCGGGTGATCGCCTCACCAATGCGCTCACCGAAACCGACAATACCCGACGAGAGGTTGTTAATCTTGTCGTAGATCTCCTTGACGCCAATCGCGGAGATGATTTTCTCCATGGCCTTCTGAATGCGGATTTTCGCATTCGTGAACGCCGCACCAACACCGGCAGTAGCGGAACGCGCCTGCGTCTCAAACGACGCGAAACCTTCTCCACCCTCAGCGTTAATCTTCAGTAATGCGTTGTTAAAGTCGTCGAAGGTGACATTGCCGTCCCGCATCGCGTCGAACAGCGTGTCCGCGTTCTCCTCAGCACCAAGAAGCGTCTTCGCGATCTGATTCATCTGACCCGGCATCGCGTTCATCATGGAACGCCATGCCATGCGGTCGACCTTGCCAGCAGCCATCTGCTGCCGGTACTGCTCCATCGCGTTCGCGGCCAGCGTCGTCGACGCGCCACCCGCTAGAAGTGCGTTGTTGAACGCGAGAGATATATCCGTCGCCTTGGAGAGATCGCCGGTCAGCGGCGCAAGCCCCTGTGCGACGCGCACCACGCTATCAGTGGCCACCGGCAGACCGTCCAGCGAGTCGCTGATACGGTTGATCTGCTTGCTGGCCTCCTCTGAGGAAAAGCCAATGTTCGCCATCACCTTCGGGAAGGTGTAGAGCTGGTCAGCGCGCTGGACCGCGCCACCGAGGTTCGCGGTGACGGTGGCTGCGAGCCCAGCAACGGCGACGCCAGCGGCCTTAGCGCCGGTGCTGATAGCGCCCTGGAGAGCGTTACCGACGGCGGAAGATAGGGAAGCGGCGGCGTTGATGGCGGCGGACGCGCCGGAGGAGATAGCGGAGCCGATCTTGCCGCCCACGCTGGCGAACGCGGAGCCGATCTTCCCTGGGAGCGCCTGCACGGGTGCCGGCATCTTCGCCCAGGCAGACGACCACGTCGCCTGGATACCGGACAGGGCGTTGCCGATCACGCCGCTGGTAGCGCGCAGGTTCGCGCCGACGTAGGAGAAGGCGCTACTGATGGGGGCGGTGAACTTCTGGAAGACGCCACCGACGCGGGACGCGACGCCAGAGAAGGCGTTGCCGATGTTGGAGGCGGCTCCCCGCGCGGCGTTGATAGCGGACTGGAAGCCGCTGACGATGGGGGCGGTAGCGCGCTGCCAGGCCGCGGAGATCGGGGCGGACACCGCGCTGAATGCGCGCGCCAGGTTGGCGGTCGCCGCCTGCCAGACAGCCCCGATACGGCCTGAAGCCGCCTGGAAGTGCGCCTGGATAGCGGCCAGCGCCTTCGCCGCGCCGGGCGCGAGACGCGTGAACGTCCCCTGCCAGGCAGTGTTGATGAACCCGGCAGCGTCACCAGCGATACGGCTGGACGCGGCGAACGCCTGACCCACCAGGCGGGCAGCGTCAGTGGCCGCGCTGAACCCCGCCGCCGACTTCGACGCCAGGGCCGACAGAGCCGCCGGAATCTGCCCGCCGCGCCGGATCGCCGTACCGATACCGTCGACGATCCGGTCACCGACCTTCTGGCCGGCCTTCTGCGCCGGGGCCCCTGAGAACGCCTGTGCGACGGCCTCAGGGGCGCCCCGCAGGGAGGGGACCAGCTGGACGTAGGCGGTTGCGAGCTCGATGGCTCCTCCGGCGACTCCGGCCATGCTGGCCCCCTATCCTCTATGCGGTTTTCTGTTGCCTCGCCTTGAATCGGCGGAGGCGCTCGGCCTCCCAGGCGTTGTCGTCTTCCTGGGTCTTGCGCCACCCGACCGGGGGTGGTTCTGGTGGTGGCGGTGGTTTCGCCTTGTCGTCGCCGAGTAGGGCGACCAGGGCGGTGACGACGCTGTGACCGGCGCTGAGCGCGGCCGTGGTCTCGTCGGACCAGGCGAGCGAGCCCCCGGTGCGCCGGTGGAGGGTGGCGCCCGGGGGTAGCCCCTCGATGAGGGCCATGCACCGGCGCATCGTGAGTTTCCCGCGCCACAGGTCGAGCAGGTCAACGCCGTAGTAGCGTTGGAGGTCTGCCTCGATGGCCTGCCCCTCCTCCCTGAGGAGGATGGGCAGGCGGGTCAGTTTCCCATGCCGAGCGCCTCGAAAATCTCCATGGCGGCCTGCACGGCGAGGGTGAACCGGACACGCCC